AGTCCGCTTCAAATTGAATATAAAGACATCTAATAAAGTCAGAGAATCCTTTTCCTCTTGTGTTGTCAGAGTTTTAGATTTTCTAAGTATTTTCCCCTTGTCGTCAACTATTCCCAATTTATATGCTTGAGTCGACTCAATAGGAGTGACCATCTTGGAAATTATTTTGTACAAGACAAATAGACTTGTTGCTGAACCGAGTAACCCTTCATTTAGTATCATAGACTTTCTAGTTTATTATAAACTTCCTCGTTTAGTGGAAGTTCATCAGAAAGCACATGTGTTTCGTTAATGCCATGTATAATTCTGGGCATGTATCCCAAGAATTTCAATACTGCATGTAAAGTTGACCAATGTTCCTTGTCGATCCTAGTAAACCAAATCCTTGTTGCAGCATAACTATCAAACACATTATAAAACGCTATAACATGATTGAGCACTAGTCGTTCTTTGAATTCTCCACTTCTAGTGTATTTATTAAACAATCTTTTAACATACTTGATTCTGTTTATGTCTTCCAAAAAATCATCATAACAAGTACACTGAGGGTTGTGATAGAAAGTTTCAGCATAATCTATAAAATTAGAACTGTCAATATTTTCAAAAAGCATTACTTCTCTTCAATATCATCGGGAACTGCTGGCATCTCTTCAACATCCACAATGGTATCAACTTCAGTATTTACTTCCGTATCAACTTGATTTGTAAATCTAGACGATACGTGATGTAGTGCTTCCAGGGCACCCGACGTTGATAGCAAAACTGAATGTAAATCTGTCAGCTGTTTTTCGTTCTGTCTGTATGTTGTGACAAGATTCGTCCGCTGTTGTGTCAATTCGTTTCGTCTAACGACATGTTGGTCATCCTCCGCTGAAATTTCTGTAATAAATTCATTACATAAAGCGATAGCACCTCTAAGAGATTCTATATCTTTTCCAATTTGGGTGGTTTGTCGACTCAACTCGGCATAATTTGCGGTATCTGTCTGGGATTGGTTTGCTAGACTGTTGCGGAAATTCTCAACATAATCTAAAACATTAATTTCTTCACTCATAATCTATTTGTCCTTTCTAATAGTAATAGTCAATATTATTTAGGACAAATAGATTAGTGTTTTAAGTTCTTTGAAATTTATTTTATGCGGCGTCCACTGTCATTGTTCCAGCACCTGTTGCCATCCCTGCGGTATATGTAATACCAGAGTCAGCAAGGTCACCATCCTTATCCTTCAATGTAGCAGAACCTTTTGTCAATGTAGTTCCGGTTACAGAAATGGTATCGGGAGCGTCGGGAGCTGTGAAATCAAATGTAAGTTGGTTCGTTCCTGTTCCTGCAGTGTATGCTGCGGTTAGAGCGCCGGCAGTTGTTGCTGTCAATGGGATTGTTAGATCTCCAGTTGTTCCTGCAACGACTACTTCCTCATTAAAAATTACTTTAACTTGTCCTTCGAGCGCTTCTGTTACATTGGTTCCGACAAATTCGATTGAGTTGATCGTTGCTCCAGCAAGTGAGTCTGACAATGATCCAGCAGCAACCAGTATTTCTTTTGTTCCATCGGGTCGTTCATACACCCATCCAGTTTTGTCGGCATAGGTTTTCTTCTTTTCAGTATCGGACAAATATTTTGGTTTGGCTTCGTCCCCGCCAGTTCCGGTCCCCCAAAGTGACATAATTCTCTCCTAGTATTTTAGAGTATTTATAATCAGTCCAATTTGGTCTTTAATTTTGCTAGCGCTTTGGGTGGAATATCAGTTTCTTTAATTCTGCGCGGTTCTGGATACCAACCCCTCAATGACGTTTGTTTTGGTTTCTCTATTCTAGATCCTTCAACACGAACTACGAAAGCTTTCGCTGATCCATTTTTCAATAATTCTGTAACTTTCCCATAATAGTCAAAATCACTTTGTTTCTGGTGTATCCAATCTCCGACATTATGGGATTCCTCAATTACTTTTTTTAAAGTTTGTCCCTTATCGGCAGCTGCGTCCATAGAAAGTTGATCGACATAAAGCGTATTGATCTTCAATCTGTCATTCTCTTCAATTGCTTCGGTTTCCGCTTGATAGTATTCATCGAGTTTCTGTTGAACAGCGATAAGAGTGTGTGATTCTAATTGAACACCTTTATAAGTTCTGAGTGGTTTTGTTCGTCCCATCCCTTTACTTAATCTAAAAAGATCGTCAATCATTTGATGCTGATCTAATGCGGGTCCAGAACCAGCGCCATGAGCTTTTGGATCAATACCTTCATCCAATTCAACATCTTCGGTATCTTCAGCGAGGGAACCCTTACCAGAAAATTTTTGATTCAGAATTTTTTGCATATCTGGTGGAACTGCTAGACCATTAAAAGAGGTTGGCGCTTTAGAGTGTCCACCCTTCTTTAGCAAACTGAAAAGAGAGTTGACATTTTTTTGCAACTCGTTATCTTTATCATCATCAGTTTTACCAAGATCATGAGTTTTTAAAGTACTTTTGTTATCTTTTTCATCTAGCATATCATTATCCTCTTGGTTATTTGTGGATTCTTTCTTCGGTGATAATTTTGAAAATAGTTTATTCATGTGGGAAATCACTGATTGCATGTTCCTATGCGAGAATTCTTTTTCACTGGGTTTCAATTTATCTTGTAATTCATCCTCAAATTCAAAAGAAAAACCTTTTCCGCCTCGGGTTATTTCTCCGACGATATCACCAGGAGTTCCTTTCTTTTCTGTCCCTGTGTCTATAACCGGTATCACACCTTTTTTTGAAGAAAATTTAGGAGCAATTCTTAATGTAGACTCTTCAAGTTCTCCAGAGTCTTCACTCTTCAACCATTTTTGCGCTTCTTTTTCATCCACAAATTTATCAAGTTGAGGAATGTACCATTGCTTTTTATCTCTATTGTCGTCAAGATAAATGTCAATGTCCTTTCCAGATTTCGCTCTGAATGGGAATGGTCCTTTTAATTTTTTGATGTCTACTTTCTCATTCATAGTATTAGACTCTTGCCATAATACAGCGCTTCCTCGACCGCCACTATCATTCCAATTAATCCCTATTACCGATTTACCAGATTTCCATGTTGACGATTTAGCATTATATTTGTATCCATTTGATTCTAACACTTTCATGATCTCATCGAGTGTTAGCGCACTTGGTATAACCACGGTATCTCTATTAATAGCTTTGGGTTTCGGTATCTTCGCTGTATTACCGTTCCAAATTTTTGCTTCCGATGGTACTAATTTAACTAGTTGTTCGGGTGTAGTTATTTTCTTTCCCTCTCTCATCATAGTTTCTTCCCGCATATTTCAGCATCAAAAAGTTCTAATGCTTTTTTTGCATCATCTTTGATATCTTCGTTTATCATCATTTTTTGCTCCCACCGCTTAATCGTTCACGTTCAGTTTGTCGAACTATTTTTTTGGATTTTCGTGCTAGTCTGTCAACTAGTCCTTTCTTGGAAGTGATTCTTTTTTCTATTCTCGCCTTCTCTCCCGGTGTCAAATCGCTCAAAGATTTTCCGGCAGCGAATTTCTTCTTTAGCGTATTAATTGCCATTTTCCGTGATTTCTTGTCCAATTTTTCTGGAGTTGATCGACGCTTCATGGCAAGTTTTCTCTTCATCTTTATTTTATTTTTCATACGCTTCATAACTCGACCACGTTTTATGCGGTCGGATCGTGATAATACTTCAAATAGTTGGGTCTCTAAATTTTCTGTGGTATCCACCATTTCTCTAAGTCCAATTGCAACTAGGTTAAACAGATTTTTAATCTCTTTATTATTTAGAGATTTTGGGGTTCCCTTTGCAAATGATGTAATATCATCACTTTTTACAAAGTTTCTCATCTTAGAAGCGGACATTCCAGAAACATCGTCAGCATCGGGATCTCGTTCGCCAGCAGAAATAACTTCTATTTTGTCAAAATTGTAAAGATCTCCATTATATTTCTCTAGAACACGTTTAAACTCGGGAACTCTGTCAGAACCCACAACCATAGTAACTTCCGTATAACCCTTCTTTTCGAGTTCGGGCATTATTTCGAATACTTGGCGAGATTTGGACGATTTTACAATATTACCAAATGCCAATTTAGCAAACTTTAACTTGTCGTCGTATTTCAGCGGGTCTTTTTTCATGTTCCTTGTATGAGAAAGGAAAATCATTGTATCTGCGTTTTTCTTTTTGGATACTGATTTTAATTTATCAACTAAAAATTCATGTCCAGTAGTTACTGGATTCATTCGACCAAATGTAAATACAACTGATTTCCCCATTATTTGCTCCATTTTTTGTCAACATTAAAATTTAGATTTGAAAATTCTAATCTATCAACGAATTTAACAGCGCCACCAGTTAATTTATCAATTGCTACGAATCCTTCCGGGTTTGTGACCCTTATTCCGGTTTTATCTACAACGAAATTCTTGATTTCCTTGTTTACACCAGATTCCAATTTTCTGATTATACGATCCTTGATGTTTGATACGGCGGTTGTAAAATTCACAATATCAATTATGAGAGGTCGAAGATTTTTCAGGGATGATAAGATTTGATCCCGCCTTTCTGTCTTCTGTGTCTTCCCTTTCTCCGATTTAACCTTTGCTATAACCTTGTCGTTGAAATGACTCTCAACATGGTTAAAGTAGTCGAGAACAGCGAGTTTTCCTCGTCTGACAGTCGATCCCTTTCTAATTTGTGAATTAAAAAAGGTCATCAAACCCGCTCCCAATTCTGAGGATTTTAAGTTTCTCTGAATTAAATGATATTCCTGATATTGTTTAGAGTTTTTCCCAGTTATATTAACTTCGAGTTTCTCTATCTTTTTTATGTCGTCCGAGAGTTTAACAAATTCAGATGCTGAGAATAAGATGTTTGAAAAGTTCTTGTATTCTGCATCATCAAACCAAACTGATTTTATCCGATTCAATTTTGAAACATCAGCGCCAAAGGATGCTTTCATTCCTTGTAAAGTAGTACCAGTATATGTCGTATGGAATATCATCCCCAATTTGGATCGCCTCATCTGTTTTGCAAGGTCGGATTTGACAGGTACAGCATACATGATAGTGTTGGGTTGGAAAGTTATATAATCCAAACCATCAATATTTTTGTCGGTGATATCTCCTGTTGTAAAGAGCATATCGCCTTGTAAAACTATTCCCCTTGGGATGTTTAATTTTGGGAGTTCTTTCAGTGCTATCAAGAGTTTTGTTTTCAAATCTCCCTTGAAACCAAATAAATCCAAATCCAATTCGGTTTTAATTAGTTTTGGAACCTTGTTGAAAACTGCTTTGGTTCCAACAAAGAATTTACTGTCGGCGGGATCGAGTCCACAAAAAATAGCGGGCGCTCCGTCCCATTTTGTAGTTATTGCTGATTTTTTGGTCGAGCGACCATGTAGGAGTTCTACAACGGATTTTAGAAAATTTGTTGTTGCTGTAAAATCTTTCGGTGATTCTGATGCTAATATCAATTCGTCTAAGTGAGTCATATGAAGGTTTTTACCTCCTGTTGACTCCTCTATGGTTTGCGGGTCGGTGTAATTTGCAATAGAGTACGACATAATTATATTTATCCTCTCTATAGTTTGTATTTTCGATTTTCAAGAAATGCTGTTACCCCGTTCTCAGTCAAATATTCTAATGCTTCTTGAGCGAATTCGGGGTTTACACCTAACGCCCATGCTAATTTCTGATTCTTATTGAATCCCTTGAGTTTGTCGTTTAGTTCTCGTCCCTGTTGCGAATCTGATTTTCTTGTTTCCATTTTGTTTCTCCCTTTCTTAACCTTACACTACTATTATAAGGGTTTTAGAGTGGTTCGTCAAGGGTTTTTAGGAAAATAAAATAATTTATTCTCTCTCATCCAAAGGGTCGATCATTGTCACAATTAGAAATGCTGAATCATGTAAAGCATTATGTGGAATGAAATTTGTTGGTTGTACAGTTTTCGGAAATCGCTGTGGGTGCATTTCTGTATACAAAAATGTCCTTGCATCACGAAATTGCCAATATTTTACCATTGGATCAATATCATATTGTTTACAGATCGCAAAATACCACATGGGTTCTACATATCCACGACCCCAAATATTACTGTTTCGGGAAAATCCATTAAATTGAAGGTATTCATGGAACTTCTTGATCGCTAAATCTAAACTAGCGTCAGAAATCGAAGGTTTTAAAACTGCTTTTGCTGACTCTGATTCCTGAGTTTTCCACCACTCAGCGGTGTCCGGGTCGATTTTTCTCCCTGATCTCAATTGATCTTTGACATCGAGTTTTAGTTGAAACCCATCATTCAGCGCCCCATCAAAAATATCAGCATTAGTCTTACCTTCGATCTCTGCATCATCAAATTTAGCGGCGCCAATTGACAACAAAACCGAGTTTTCGTAGAGTCCCAAAGACTCAAAATCAATAGTAAAATCAATATTCTTTTTCATATCAAACCTTTATTTTCCCAAAATCAAGAACTGAAGTTCTATTATTTGTATTAACTGCTATTGTATCAGCATCATTACTTTGTACGGGTGGAAGTCCGCTTGTTTGTGCAGAAGCACTTACATCAAAAATTCTCATCCGACTTAGATCATATCCAACCATAAATCGCTTATTTTTCGTCTTCTGATTGTATCGACTTTTCAATTGCTTCATCTGATATTGATTAAGTCGTTCAAGTTCATCATTTGTCAACATCGCAACCGCAAAATCTGAAGTCATCATAATTCCAAACGAGTCAGAAGTTTTGTCCAAATCCGGGTCGCTGTCTGCGAATCCCTGTCTGTTTGTTTGTACAGCAGAGAAAACCGGCGCTGAATGATCGATTCCAAAAGCACGTAACTCCTCCGCTACACTCTTAAAATACAGATAAGAATTCTGCTTCGCTGATTGTGGTAATGTCGATGAAGCGGTAATTCCAATATAATCAACGAATATTATATCAGGTACAAAATCATCTTGCAACCTTAATTCCGACAAATATGAGTCAAAGTCTATAGTAGAAGCACGACCAGTTGGGAATCTCTTAATCTTCATCTGTCCTTTAATCTTATCACACTGTATTTTCTTAAATCGATCATTCAAAAATCCGATCGGCGTTTCCTCCAAATCGTTTATATCAATATTGAGCAAACTAGCATCAATACGTTTTGATAATTCTGTTTCATCCATCTCCATGCTGAAATAGGCGACTTTATATCCCATGCAAAGACATTGAGCAGCATAATGTACAAGGAATAGAGTTTTCCCAACATTTGTACCCGCCATAATTAAATTAAGCGTACCTGTTTTTGCTGGGATTCCGCCATTTGTAATATCATTCAACAAAGTTATATCAAAGGGTATTCTATCCTTAAACCCCTCGTGGTACGATCTAAATCGTGCTTCATAATCTTCTACATAATCGTGTCCCAAGTCCTTATCAAATGAAACCGAAAGAGCGTCCTTTAGAACCTCAAGGATAGAGTTTCGGTTCTTTCTTGGATCGTCTACAATTTCAATCGAAGTTTTAATAGCATTATAAAGCGATTTGTCTTGACAAAAATCCTCGGTTGTTTTCAATAACCATTCTTCACTATTCGTCTGAATTTCAAAAATAGATTTTAAAATGTCCTCCGAATTTTCAAGTTCTGTATCCGATAAATTGCTTGATTCTGATAATTCAACTGAAATGTCGTCGATTGTTGGCGCCGCTTTATATCTCGAAAAATAATCGTATATTGTCCCAAATATGCACGACTCTATTCTGTCAGAAAAATACTCCTTTTTCATGTGAGGAACCACTTTTGTACGATATTTTTCCAACTTGAGCAACCCTGAAAGTATTACTCTTTCTGTTCTCATATTTCACCTTTATCATAATTTAATTTGAAGTTTCAATTTCTTCGACTTCTACTTCAGTTACTGTCTCATCCGATACAGGAACATCAGAAACATACTTAAAGTTCATTCTAACATATTCATCAATCTTTGTCAAGACCTCTGGAGTATATAACATCTCCGGTTCCTTTTTTATTTTGCTCTCATAGACACTTTTTCCACATGGAAGAACCCAATACGGTGATTTGTCCTTGATTTTTCCATTTTCATCTAGCGGTTTTTTGACAATTTCCGCCGTTACAGCAAGATCGAATAATCCATGATATCGGTCGAGTCCACCCTTGAACAAAATTCTAGTTTCACCTTTTGTCTTTTCCTTCGTGATTCTAGACTTGTACATAGCACATCGTATGATATTCCCAATCTGAAATTTCCCATCAAGTTCTTTCTTCTTTTTCAACCAGACAATGGAACTGCAAGCATACTTGGTTCCACCTCCACCACCCATTTCCCCTTCAAAATCGTAAGCGTCCATCGTTTGATATATGTGATTTGTCAATAGGAAAGGAACATTCGCTCTCGCCAGTTTTTGTGTAACAGCACGAAAACAAGCACGAATCTTTTTTGGTTTTGTAAAGTCAACTTTGTCGTTTCCTTCTTCAATATCCTTCAATTCTTTGTTAGTTGATAAATTCCCAAGTGAGTCTAGAACCATCATAACATTCGGTCTCTCATTTTTCTTCATTGATAGAATTTTCGTCAACATTTTCGAGCATTGAGTTGAAAATTCCTCAATGGTATTTACAGGTAGGATTTCGAATCGTCTGACATCGATACCACGATTGATTAAATCCGCTTTATCTTGTACGGCATTTTCAGATTCAAAGTACACTACGAAATTATTTTTCGCTTGATCCAACCAATTTTTACAACATGAAAGAACAAAATATGTTTTCCCTGTCGCTTCTTCTCCTGCGAATCCCGTCACCTTATTAGAAGGGATACCACCAAAAATAGATCCAGAAATCAGAGCATTAAGCATATATGATCCTGTGTCTACAAATGATTGCGTTTCTGGTAATTCTGTACCGGATATTGATAATTCATTCCCGGTTGATTTTACTAAGTTTTCAAAAGCGCTCATTTTTTATTTTCATCCTTTGTTTGTACACCTATTAGACAATTATTCCATTCACGAAAACCCTTTTCTACTGAAACCGGTTTATTGCCATAAACTATCAAGTGGGCTATAAAATTCGAAGAGCATTGAACTTTCAAACTGAATCTCTTATTCATTCTTACTATTTCTTGTCTGAGAATGTCAGATTCTTTAATATTTTCCATGGAAGCAAAGCTCTGAAATATACACAAAATCCATAATGATATTTTTATTTTCATATTTTCCTTAAAACCAATCCTCAAGACTGGCAATTCTCTCCATATTCCATCCAATAGATCGAACTATCGGTTCTAATCCATCTTTAAATGTTTTCTGGAATTGTTTATTTCTGTCCAAATATGGTTCTAATTTCAACTCTTTTGGTAGGATCGTCTTGATAGCGATAACGGTATCATGAACTGGATTTGGTTGTAACAAATAACAATATTTCACCTTATCCCCATTTTGAATGGGTTCATACTTTTTATCGATCCCCTTATCTTTTAACATCTTATTGAATAACAGCGAACCCTTAACTTGAAGGGGTGTTTTTGTTGTGTATACTGTATTTGGGTCATAGTATTTATCCAAACCATTTGCCCCTCTTGGAGACATTATATCCTCGCTGGGGAGTGTTTTAAACTCGGTTTCTGTTTCTTCAATATAGTCAATTAGTTCCGCTTCATTACCCCGCATTACAATCTCGATACACTTCTTGATCTTGTTTCTACAAAACTCTGGTGTGCTTGATTTTACAGCGGAAATACCCATGATTTTGAGTTTTGGTTCTGAATACCGAACACCCTCCATATCCCACAGGTTCAGGATGTAATTCTTCCCAGCGACCCATATTGCTCTATCAGCAATCGCTTCTCTATCCATAAACATTAATTGATCTTTGCAGTTCAATTTTTCTCTGAGTTCCTCATAAATTTTATTCATGAGTGGGTTTAAATGCTTCTCGCTTGCTTCATCAAGTTGATTGATAATCAGCGATTTTTCAAGATCATTTCCAATAAATAATTCTACCCATTTGTCCATATTGACATACAGTGAGTCTGTATCAGAAGCGATAACATAATCAACATTCTCAGTTGAGTTCATATTGTTCAGATACTCATTAACTTTCTTTTCTGCCCATCGAATAACTAATTGCCCGGTTCGTGTGACTGCTTCAGCGATCCTTAGATCAAAAAATCTAAAATACCGATTCCCCACAGCACCGTAGCAACTGTTCAATTGGATTTTCTTTGTCAATTGTAGATTATTATACCGATTCGCCAACATTTTGTGATCCGGGTCGTGCGTGTCCTCGTACATTTTTTGGTATTTCTTCATCTCTTTTTTATAGTTTACTCTATCCTGGAACATGCGGGCGAGAGTTTTGCATATAATACCCTCTTTCTCGTTTGAAAATAATGCTCCATTTGCAGCGAGACAAACATCCGAATCACGCAAGAAATCCGGCATAGATTCTCCCTCAAGAAGATCATCAACCATATTCCGATCCTGATACATTCCTTTTATTGTGTCGGGACTCATATTCCATTGACGCATAAGAGAGGGATACAAACTTGTAAGGTCAAAACTAACGACCCATCCATGAGCACCGACTTGTGGTGATTTTACATAAGCGCCAACATATTTCCCCGTGAAATTATTGTCAACTTTCGGTGGAATTACCATGTTCTCTTTTCTACAAGCGTTATACAAAATAGCGTCCCAAGTTCGAACTTGAAGAAATGTATCCTCATAATTCACCTTGGCATCATAAGAGAGCGTAAAAATCATTTCGAGAAGTTTGAGATTGTTCTCCAGTCTAACAATGAGTTCAACGTCTTTGATATTGTATTCAATAAATTTTTGATAGTCGTTCTTATATAATGCAAGTAAACTCTCATGTTCTGAATAATCCAACTTCCGCTCATTCAATTCTATATGGGCGATATGATCCAATCGGTAACTTTCTCTAGGCGTCTTTACGTAAGTACGATAAACATCCATATAATCCAACTGAGAAATACCTGATATATTATAAACCATAATTTCTTTGTTTTGCCATTTTTCTGTACTCTCAGTTACAATTCCCCACGGTGAAATTTGGGATACTTCCTTATTTGAAAGTACTTTTCTTGCTCGAGATACCAAATATGGTATGTCAAAATATTTGGTATTCCATCCCGTGATAACATCGGGCGCCGATCCATGAGTAAACGCTATGTACGCTCTCAAAAGTTCTTTTTCAGAACCAAAATCCTTGTATATTACGTCTTCCCGGTGTTTTTTATATTTCCCGTTGCCGAAGACAAAATACCTGCGTCCATCAGAAACAGTTATAGCGGTAATTTCTTCGATGGGATTTGCTGAATCGGGGAAACCATTTTCAGTAGAACACTCAATATCAAGATATTGAATTTTTATTTTTTCTAGATTGAATTCGATATATTCTGGATAATTATCGGAAATATAAGCGTACTTAAAAGGGATTCCACCATAAACAGATTCACCCATTTTCCGTTTCCACTCATTAGCATCCTTCATATTCTGGAAAGTGATTGGTTCTACGGGTTCTCCGAGTGTTGTCGTAATATCGCTATCGACGAATGTTTGAGTGTATAAGGTGGGTTCATAAGGGACTTTTTTATTAAATCGATTTCCCTTCTCATCGACACCCCTAAGCAAAACATTATTACCGCGGGTCTGTACGTTTGTATAAAACTCCATAATATATTATATCACTTTCGGGTTGATTTGTCAACCCTGTACATTTTTGCATGGTAAATCCTTTAAATGAGGATTATCTATGTTGGAATCGTCAGATATGCTCTGACATATATCAGATATTCTCTGACAATTATATTCCTAAATTTCCTTCATCATCCAAACCGAGAACATCCACGTAGTCGAATACTGGGCAAGATTTATTTGCTACTTCTTTGTGTCCATGAAAAGTTATGTCAGAGTAAATACTATTGATATGTCGGCATAATCGTCTTAGAGAGGAAAATTGAGACTGTGTAAAATTTTCTTCTAAAAGTCCATGCAAACAAATAGCGATAGTTCCGGTATTGTGTCCTCTTTGTGCTGAGGGTGTCCACTCTAAATCTCGTCCATTTTGAACCGTTCCATCTTTTTTGATGAAAAAATGGTATCCAACGTCACGCCATCCACGTTTTTCATGCCATTCTCTCATTACTGAAACATCGTCATGGTCGTCATGGTCGCTAGCGGAGCAGTGTACAAAAACTCGGTTTACGTGTCTTGTTGTTTTGTCAAAGGTCATTTTCACTCCTATATTTGTTCACCATATCCATAAATTTATTCAAATCCTCTGGGTGAATTAGATTAAAATTGGCGACGGAATCTATTGTGATATAATCCGCTTCCTTATCATAAGAAATTTCGGTTTGGATTATCGATAATCCATACAAATATCATCACCAGTATCAACTGGAGTGGGTCGTTCACCACCATAAAAACTCATCATTCACCATCCATTATTTTACCCGGATCAGCGGGTGAGTAGTTGTCGGGTTTGAGCAACTTTCCTTGTTCATTATACGTCGGATTCCCGTCTTTGTCAAGTTTACTCATATTAGAACGGTGAACTTCTGCGAAAACTTCATCTATCGGTATCCCAAGTCTGTCAGCATATCCATAAACGACATACAACAAATCAGCGGTTTCTTTTGCTAATTTGTTTCTAAGTTCTGTATAATCGTGTTCGGCAAGTATGCCACGGGATATAGCGAAATGCTCGGATACCAACTGATCATGTTCTTCTGTTAATTCGTCACACTCTTCTGTAATCAAATTCAAACCTAGTTCAATACTGTCAATATCCTCTGGTCTGGTCGGTTCTTCTTTAAAATCAAGTTTAAATTTCCTATTAAACTCTTTCACCATTTCAAAATTTGTCATTTTACGATCCAATATTATATTTTTGTACCAACTCCCAATCACCCTTCTCAGAGTGTTTAAGAATTTTAATTTTGTTCATCATTACTCTTGGTGCTTCTACCCTGTGGGGTTCCACAATATCGATTAAATTCCATTCATACAAAAGGGATATGATAGTATTTCTACGCGCTTTATCATCTTCTGAAAAATTGGATGATTTTCCATCTAGTTTGAATAATTCTTTAAAGTGTGTTATATAATAACGTCCTCGCTTATGCAAAATATGACAAGTTTGAAATAATTGTTTGTTTTTTGTAGAGGAAATCCCTATTCTGGTCAGTGTTTCTTTAATTTTTAAAAAATCTTGTGTATCACTTAGTTCAACTTCGATTAGTTCTGAGACTACATCATCTATCATTTTCTGCCACCCTTTTCTAGTCTTTTTCTTATTGTTATAAGATCATCGGCGTTCAGCAGAGTTAAATACTCTTCCGCTTTGGGTGTATTTATATTGAAATATTCTTTTACCACCTCCAAGTCATCGCTTTTTAGTTGTTTATCCCATCGTGAAAACCTACTCATCTTCCTCACACCATGCAAATAGAAGTGGTATTGTAGTCTTTTATCCAACGAATGATTAGCGTTCATCTCGTTCGCTAAATAGATCGTATCCCTAAAATATGACAGGGATCGATTAATTATGAACGGCGTATATAACTTCTCTTCCAGTTCCTTTTCAGGACTGGACATTAAATCCTTTTTTGTCTTGTTGATTGAATTTAAGTAGTCAGAAAGTTTCATTAGTTTCTCACTTACATACATCCGCCGCCATCAATTCTGTCAAAAACGCAACCATATTGATTTCTTGATCAGCGACGAACGCTGATTTATACTGATAATCAGCAATAGTTAATATAGTTTGCGGTATTTGAGAGTCTTTCAGGTGGTCGTACATTCCATCATAAATGGATCTAAAAATTCGTGCTGAGTCGTTGTTTAAATTTGCGACGACCCAGGATCGCATCGCTTTGAAGTCCTGATTTTTCAATGTTTCTATCAGTTCACCAATTTTGATACTTGTTTTGGATAACACTCCATCATCGATAGAACCGCTAGCGGAATGACGTTGTAATTCCGTCAGAACCCGGCGAAAATCGGGGAAGTACATCTTAATAAGTTTCACTACAGAATTCTTGTCATATTCAACTTTCTCATTATCAAGAATTTGAATAGTTCTTTTCATAAATTCCATAGCGAGTTTTGGTTGTTCCTCTTTTGGAATCACGAATTCCATATTTACACAGCGAGAATTCCGAATCGCTTCAATGATCCTATTCATGTAGTTGCACGTTAAAATAAACCCGCAATTCTGGGAAAATTGCTCCATGAAACCACGTAACGCTGGTTGTGTGGATTGTTGATTTAAGAAATCCGCCTCGTCAATAATGACATATTTTCGACCACCTTGGAGTGAAATACTGGAAGCAAAATCCTGTATCTTATTACGCAATACATCGATACCCGTTTCCAACGAACCGTTAATGAACATATAGTCACAATCCAATTCATCGAGAGCCGCCATAGCAATGGTAGTTTTTCCAGTTCCAGCGGGTCCATATAGAACCATATTTGGCAGATTTCCTTGTTTTACAAAATTAGTAAATGCAGATTTCACACCTTCTGGTAAAATACAATCTTCAATTTTCCTGGGTCGATATTTCTGAGGCCAGATGAACTCATCACCCCGTTCAAACACTTCATTCATAATTTAAACTCCAGTTTTATTTCATGGAAGAATCAGACTCAATAGCAATCCAATATTCTGCTTGGTTGCCGTTAAAATAACCAAACCCCATCTTCTTTTTCTGGTCGAAAAACAAAACAACGTCATAAGGTCCATCGAGTAATTTCATGTTCTCAACTTTGAACACAAATTCAAACTTTTTGTCGGTGTCTGTTCCTGTCTCAACTTTGTAATTGCTGGAACCTGGTACAGCGCTATCATCCAAAACAATTTTAACTGTCTTACCATTCCCCTTGATCTTCATATTCGGTAAAGACATAAGAGAGGATGCTTTGACAATATCTTTGACTGTTTCCGCTGATAAGTTAAATTCAACGTCATTTTGGGGCAGAACAATTCTATCCTTCCTTGGTTTGTTGACATTTTCAGGAGCGGAGAAAACATATCGGATAGAGTGGTTTTTTGTCCCACTTTTAATTGTGACATGTTCCGCTTCAAATGCTAGTTCTGGTTCTTCAAATAAAGACAAAGCGCCCAAGAATTTCGCTAAATCGTAGATCGCAAAATCCACAGGAAAGGTTTCTGATACTGTTCCAGTCGCCAAAATATTCTTGGATTTTGACACTGTAGAAATTGTGTTCCCAGCTTTAACAAAAATACTGGAGTTTATTGAAGAGAAGTTCTTCAATAGTTGTAGTGTTTCTTTCGAAATTTTCATAATGTAATTATCTCCTATCAAGTACTATAGTAACAGGTTGCAAGTCATTTGTCAACCCTAAATTCTTGTTCCTGATTCAATCATTCCGTTTTGTGTTTGTCTTATTGGTGTAATATGTTCAGATCTTATGAGTTCATCTATTGTTCGACATCCACCGTAAGACATGCCAGACCGAATACCATTACAAAGTTTTTCCAAAACTTGCATAACTGATCCGGTCCATTCTAAATCTGTTACCACACCTTCTTCTGCGATTGTATCCACATATTCATCGTTATGTAGTATCTTTCGTGCTTCAGATGATGCCATTCCACGATAGTGATTAGATTGTTCGGATTCTACACAACCAGCAAAAAATCTTCCAGACATTACAACATTAGCACCAGCAAAAATCGCTTTGACAATATCACCAGAGTTTTTGAGACCCCCATCTGCGATAACTGGAACGTCTAAAAATCCCCTATAAACTAATCCCGCTTTCACCATTTGAACTGCTGTGAATTGTGGTATTCCAAATCCTGTCGTCGAGCGTGTTGTGCAAACTGATCCTGGTCCAATGCCAACTTTTATAGCGGATACTCCCAAATCAGCAAGAAATAATGCACCGGGCGCCGACGCAACATTACCAACTATAATCTCAACGTCTGGGTCTATATTCTGAATATGTTCTATCATCTGTTTAACTTTGTCAGAATATGCGTTAGCAATATCTATACAGATTGCTTTTGGTGTGCAGTGAAGTATACGGTCTATACGAAAAATTTCATTAACACCCACAGTTGGTATAGCGGGTGTTAATGAACCCGTTATTCGTCGTTGTGTTTGTTCAAAATTATCGACACATTCATCTACTAAATTATTCCTGTGCAAAAAACCGGTTCCACCGAATTTTGACATAGCAACAGCGAGGTTTGGTCCTGTAACGGTATCCATATTCGCTGAAACTATAGGAATATCCATTTTTATATTTCGTGTCAATTGTGTCTCTAAATTTGGATCATTCCTAGAATCTAAACTTTTGGACGGTATTAACAATATATCGTCATACGTCAAACCTGTTATCATTACTCTTTTCCCTTCAATTGTGAAAAATCCCCAATCTTTTCGAATTCTATAACGTCCTCAAATACTTCAGACAAAATATCAGTTTTATGACTTATCACGAAAAGGTTATCACCCTTCTTTTCTAACACTGATATAACCTTCAAAAAATCGTCCGTTCCTTCTGAATCTAGTGATGAGTCAAAAAGTTCATCCAGAATAAGAAGATTGGTTGATACTGAATTTTTCATTCGTGCAATTTCTCGCCAGCAAAACAATATCGCCAAATCAATCCGTTGTTTCTCTCCCTCTGAAAACGAATCATAGGAAAAAGCATCTCGGTGCCTTGATTTGATCTCTTCGTTAAAATTCTCATCCAAGTTAAAGTTAACAAAAAAATCAAATTCTGTCAAGTATTGATTGATGAGTTTGTTCATAATTGGGAGATATTGCTCTATAATCTTTGTTTTTATACCGCTATCTTTCAACATCATATAAGCACGATTATAGATGTTTTTCGTTGAAATTATCTTGTCTTTGTGTTTTCTGACACCTTCGAGTTGTTCGTTCTGATTAGCTAATCCAGTTTTTTCTTCCTCTAAATTATCAGTCGATACCAAGTTGTCTCGTTCTTCCGTCAATTTTTCGATCAACTCAGTATTATGTTTTATACCAAGCATTTTCGCTTGCAATTCCCGATTTTCGTTTGATATATTTTTCTCTACTAAACTAATATTTGATAATGTATCTTCTAAAACTAACAGATTGGACTTTATCTTTTCCAACGCCTCGTTAAATGTTGATAATTTTGTGGTATTCTCGTTTATGACACCCATCGAAACATCAGTAGTAATGCTTTGTGTGCATGTTGGACATGAACTATTCTCATTAAAAAATGTTATTCTATGATTACATTCTTGATGTTTCCGTACTATATCCCGTTCAATATTAATATAGTCCCTGTGTTTTTTGCGAATTTCATCAGATTTTGAAATTTGGGTAATCAGTTCAGAAATCCTAGTTTGTGTTTGTGTCGCTTCCGTTGTCAGTTCTCTATTCTGTTTATTTCTGTCTAGTATTTTATCATTGATTTCTGTATGTCGTTCCTTGTTGCTGTGTTCGATCTTAGAAATGTACTCGGATTGTAGTCGTATTTTCTCCAAAAGTATTTCAAGATTTTTATCTATTTCTTGCAATTCGTCCTTTAGTGCTACTGCTCTTGATTTGAGCGCTTGATTCATCAGACTAAATACTCCAATATCTAGGATATCCTCTATGACAATACGCCTATGATGTGGTGGTAATTTCATGAATGGTGTAAATCCAGACGAACCAAGTATCACTATTTGTGTGAAAGACTTATAATTCATCTTCAATATATTTTTCTCTAATTTCTTTTGATAATCCTTGATCGCTGCCGGTTGGGGTAATTGTACGTCATTTTCCCATATTTCAAAAATGTTCGGCAATATTCCTCGACGAACCATGAAATCCTTCGTCCCGATACTAAAATCAATTTCAACAAGCGTACCCTTCTCGTTTATACTGTTCACTAATTGAGGTTTATTTACTCGTCTAAACGGTTTCCCAAAAAGGACAAAAGTCAGAGCGTCGAGCATTGTAGATTTCCCACTACCATTTTTTCCGACGACCAGAGTATTGCTCGGACGAACTAAATCTATTTCTGTAAAATAGTTTCCAGTTGATAAAAAATTCTTATATCTTAACTGCTTAAATTGTATCATTTATTCCATTTCTAATGCTTCAGAGTGAAGGGAATTCATAAGATTTTTCAGTTGTCGTTTCTCCTTGTCATTCATGTCAACCATTGATTCTATATAATTTGATAAAAGTGTCAACGTATCTTCAACTTGACCAACGGATGATAAATTAGATCCACCCATTTCAAAACTGTCTATAACAGAAAGATCATATGGGTTGAATTCATGTAATCTGTCTACAAATCTTTGAAAGAGCGCTGAGTTATTTTTTGATTCGACTATAACTTTTACGTATCTGTTTCGGTATTTCTCAAAATCATATTTGTCAAAAATATCATCGGGTTTGGATACCGAGGAATCATCATAATAAACTTTATGGAACATTTTTAAAGGATTCTTTACGTATTCCAGTTCTTTTGTGTTGGTGTCGAATATATGAAATCCTCTATCATCCCCAAAATCATGCCAAGTTATTTCATAAGTGCTTCCAAGATAATGAATGTTCCCTCTTGTTGATTTGTGATGGTAATGTCCTGTCATGACAGTTTCATAATCAGAATAAATCGAAGAGTCGCCACCCTTGTCCATAGTATGTCCAGCGTACATCTCAAATCCATTCAATTCAAGGTGCCCCATGATAACATCGGCGGGTTTTGATTCTATCATTTTTGTTGATTCAGCGTTATTGTCTGAGTTTATCCATGGAAGGTACAATATTTTCAATTTGTCATGTTTTACAACTTTTGGACTTGGGAAGACATTAATGTATTTGTATCGTCCCTGGGCGATCTCGGATACCGAATTTACTGTGTTTGTACGCTTATAGTACGTGTCATGATTTCCGATAATAATGTCGATCTTTATCTTGTTTTTCTCAAAGAAATCAAGAAAGCGGGTGCGGAAAGAGAACAAGGTATTATAATTACCAAATTTCCTTCTATCTAAGATATCGCCAAGGTGGATAACTTGTTTAATGTTGTTCTTCAAAAGGTATGGAAAAAAATGATTCTCCCAAAAATCAAAGAAATATTCATTGAAAACTAAGTTATCGTTCCTAGCGCCGAAATGACTGTCCGTCACAAGAGCAATTTTCATATAATACTATTATACAATATTTCTGGGTGATTTGTCAACCCAATAACAAATCTTTTTTATTTGAAGCGGTCTCCCTGAGAATTTTTGTTCCACAGTTTGAGCAGAATTTCATCTCAGCATGATCCTTGTAATTAGCGACTATTTTTGTTCCACAGTGAGGACAATGGCGAGTAATCAAATCATCAGTACCAATTGTATAATATGGGATTTCCTCACTCATCGCTATCCTTTTTTGTGTCGTCGTCCATGAATTCCTCAAGTTTTTTCTTTTTGGGTTTGGGGTTGTCTTTCTTCTTCGCTTTCATTTTCGACTCGTATTCGTCGATGAAATCATAAATGTTATCATACGCCATGCCCGAGTGGGCGGCGAAACCCGATGTATCGTGAGGATTCAAATCGCCAATTTTATCATAATCCAAGACTGCCAATTCCATCGCTTTACACTTTACATACGTTTCTTTGTGTTCCGATTTAATTCGTCGAATGAAAGCGAAGTGGGCAATTTGGGAAAAATAAGAAAATGGATTTGTAGATTTTTCTGCGTTGAAATTTGCGATGTAACGCAAGCAATTTTCAACTCCATCTAGAACCATGTCTTCTCGGTACGTATATCCAAAGAAGTTTGGTTTCCTTGACATATTATCGCAAATTTTAAATATGCAATCTGCGATATATTCGGGAACTTGTGGTAAAACCAAATCTTCTTTTTTAACTCCTGGTTGATCCAATTTCGCCGCTCGGACTCGTTCTAGGTAGGGACACAAATTTTCAAATAACTCTTTGTTATTTACATAGTGCTTATTTGTTGTGCGCCGTTTCCTAGATTTGGGTGTTTTTTTGGTTGTTTTTTTGGTTGTTTTTTTGGTTGTTGGATTCGTTTTTTTAGTCATATAATCTATAGTAACATAAAGAGGGACCTAGTGTCAACCCCTTGGTGAAATAATTTGGTCTAAAATCGACCATCGCTAATTGTTGCATTTAAGCTGTAGCTTAGTAAGCTAGTAACTTAGTAAGCTAGTAACTTAGTAAGCTTAGTAAGCTAGTAACTTAGTAAGCTAGTAACTTAGTAAGCTTAGTAAGCTAGTAGCTTAGTAAGCTAGTAACTTAGTAAACCACTAGTTAGTGTTACCGGTAACACGAAGTGTTAGCGTAACACTTATTACGAACGTAGTGAGTAATAAGTATAACTTTAATACTATAGTTATTATGTAGGTGGTTTTTTACCCCAAATTACAAACTATTTTAGTTTTGATAAAAATAACTGCTACCCGCTACGCTACGCTTCGCTTATGATAGTCCCAATACTCACTACGTTCGTATGGGACTAATAAGTCCATTTTGTAATTTATAACTTTTAGTAATGACCTTAAAACCCTCATTATAGTAGTATTGTAATCTTTCTAGTGAATGGTTAAATAAATAATTACCTTTACCATTTACTATAAAATCATCACAAATGTCATATAAGTTACATTTACTTTTATGCTTAGATAACCTTAGTCCTCTACCAATAGATTGTAGTGTTCTTATTTTAGATTTTATAGATCCAGCTAAAATCATATTATCTATTCGTTTAACATTTATGCCAGTAGAGAAGGTACCATAGCTAGCTAAGATTATAGCATCAGATTTTATTTCTATTAAAGACCTGATATCATCTCTTATTTTAGCATCTACACCACCATGAATAAAATATACTGGTTTACTAGTAGTCTTCTTTAATAAATCATACAAAACCCTACCATGTTTATCTACGTAGTTAAAAAGTATCAAAGTATTACCATTTAGTGTCCTTGCTAGTTTGGTTATAAATTCATTTCTAGTAGTATGGCTAATAACATGGTCAACTTCCTTATGGTAATCTAAATGGGATACCTTCTTTGCCTCTTCTGGTGGGTATTTTAACCTTAGTAATTTTATATCAAGTTGACTTAGAAAATCTTTATTCATCAAATCTTTAGTATTAGTAACCTTGAAAGATTTACCAAAGATCCCTTCTAGCACTAATCGATGTATTTTTAGATCATCAAGGGTTCCTGTCGTCCCACAGCGATATTTAGCATGGTTTAAGCGCTTCATGATTGTTTCTAGTGACTTTGCCTTATAGAGGTGTGCCTCGTCACCTACCACGCTTAAAACGTCTTTAAAATGGGTTTTGGGTAATTTATAGATGGATTGCCAAGTCGTTATTACTACATCTTTTTCAAAATTTTTCGTCTGTCCAGAGTATATCGATTGTATATGTTCAGAAGCTTTCCAATTAGAGTTTTTTGAATATTCTAAAAAATCCCCTTCCATTTGATGAACAAGCGCAACATTTGGGACTACGATTAAAAATCTTCCACCGACATTATCAAGACACCATCTCATCATTAAATAAATCATCAGGGATTTTCCGCTTGCTGTTGGTGAAACTAATAGTGATCGTTGACGTTTAATCATCTCTCTGAAACTGAGTTCTTGATAATCTCTAATCTCAAATGGCAGAGTTTTCTTCATTATTCGAAACCACTCTTCGTTTATTTCTTCCGGTTCCTCGAATGATTCATCTTTAACCGAGTATCCAGCACGTTGAGCAAATTCAACAACCCTGCTTACAAGACCTCTCAGTATCTTTCTGTCGAATGTATTGAATAATCTTATCTTGCCATCCCAATCCCTTAAATGCTTATTTCGATGCTTCATATAGTGGAAGTTTTCTACGTTGTACGTAAAATAGTCCGCTAATTCAAAGAGAACATGCTTTTCGGCGCGTATCCTTACATTAACCTCATCTAGGGTTTCAATTATTATGTCGTAGTTTTTAGAATTCACCATTTCTGTACTTTATAAGATCAAATTGAGTCTTGACAACAAAACTTAGTCTATTCACTGTCTGTAGTATAGATTCGAGATATTTTAATTTTGTCTCTGAAGTTGCAACGATTCTAGCGTGTTCACAGTATTCATCGTCCGCTCTGATATATTCATCAACTTCAGTTTTTAGTAATTTGAATTGACATGGTTCTCGTTTCAATAATTTTATTTCTGGTAATGACATGATACCCAAGTAGTATCGCTTTAAATCCAAATATAACTTTTTCTTTTGGTTTTCTAATTGTCGTCGATTGATACACTCGGTATTATAGAACTCATGATATTTTCCGTGAAGATTTGGAATTCCTTTGTTGAAATCGCTCAAATTGTCTTCAGTTATAATTCTGTCTTTTGCCCAGAATTCCTCAATAGTTGAAAGTGGTACGCACTTTCTCGTCATAATAAACCCCTTACAAAGCTTCTGTATTTTCTTCAAACTTTAAATATGAGAATGTTGCGGTTGCTGGTATTGGTTCTGGTTCTGGTGTCTGTGCGGATAATTCGAATCCTGATAAAGTTCTCGGTATAAGACCGATAAAATCGATAACCTTGATGGGATTTTTATTATTTGACAATATTATCAATTTTACATCACCCATAACAGTTCCATCAGTTAAATTCACATGAGTGCTAGAATCGTTAATTGGAGCACATTTTACAAATCGATCATATAACTCAAAATAATTCTTGAATTCTTCATCAATGTTGAATGTTACTGAAAGATCGTCGAATTCAATATGGTCGCCCTGTAAAGGTACTGCTAACATTTGGTTTGGGATTTTGGGTCCACTGAGATTCATTCCGGGAAAAGACACCGAGGAACAGTGATATTCCATTCCGGGAAAAGCGCTAAACACAATTTCAAAATTTAAGTTTTGTGTTAGATTCCTGGTTATATTGTTGTTTAAACTCTCACTCATGAAAGTTATTTAGGTCAGTATTTTGTATTCTTCGGTGATGCAGCTTTTTTGAATGCTTCCATTTTCTTCAACCACCAAGTTGAGGTTGAGGAAGAAACACCCTTCCACGCCGAATTATCCTTTATAAGCAATAGGATTTTTTCATAAATTTCTCGAGCTTCGAATTCATCGACACTTTTTATTGGGGGTACTTCTTTCTTTGTTATATGTTCGTGTAAATTACTTGATTTTGAGTCTTGTCTGAGGAAGTGTGAAGGATTCAGTTTATCATCGTCATTTTGTATGAATGTTATAATAGCTTTCCTACCTTTATTTACAATCTTAAATGGAACTTCTGTTGTTGTTTCTTCTTTTGAATTCCTGTGTGTTGATACCACTTTAACTGTTTGATCGTCTTTGTTTATAGAATACAGCGGGATATCTCCATCTAATGTTTGTTCTTTGACAGCGTACTCCGGACCAACCCAAACCGATTTGTTGATTTTTGGAATATTTAACTGGAATATCTTTCTATCCTCTCTATCAAATGACATTTTATGTTTCTTGAAAGCGCCTATCATACCCAATCTCTCAGAACTAGTCAAATGTTCGTAAGAGTCGACCATATCTTCAATACTGGGCGAACCCTTGATAAATTTCTTCCCTTCATCCAAGTAATTTTTAACAGAGTATCGCATCATTTTTTCAATTGTTTCTTTATTTTGTTATATGATGCAACTAATTCACGTACAAATGAGGGTTTCGTTTTCTTTGCAACATTTATATATCTTTCAAAGTCCTTTCCATGTCCCGCTTCTCGTTGATATAAAAATAAACAACTCCTATCGTCATGGTCACAAAATTCATCATGAAGAAATTCAGCTAATTCTAAAATTTCGGGTTTTACCTTTAATTTTTTTAGCTTAGATATCTCATTTTCAATATCCCACCGTTTTTGTTGAAGTTCGCCCCGCTTTTTAGATTGTGAATCAAATAGATCCAAAAGCGCCCTGTCCTTTTTCGTTCTCCGTTTTTCATTTTTTGCTTGAACATTCCAACGATCTTTTATATTAACAAGATCGCCCTCCTGCTTTATAATCTTTTCTAAATCTTTTGTTAGTTTTTTGATTTGTGGATTTTCGGATTTTGCTTCACATAAGAAATCCCCATCCATATATTTCAAAGTTTTCTCCATTAAATTTGACATTTTAATACCTCTATGTTTATTTATATAAAAACCGCGCTAAACCAAAAAAGGACACCTTTTGGGCATCCTTTTTAGTTTCTCGTATTTGATGATTACATCAAGTTTGTTACTTTAACAATACGGTAGTATTTGTTCTTTTGGTCTGCGCCACTTCCGACAACACCATCAGCATCAGTTGTTGCGAATGGGTTAGCAACCAATCCGTATCGAGTCTTGAATCCGATTTTTGGTTGAAATGTATTCTCACCCATAGCACGAACCATTTGTAGCGGTACGTATGGACAGTAGAACAATCCAGCATCGAAAGCAGAACTTCCCTTGTATCCAATCGTGTAATATTCTACACCAGATACATATGGATCAATGTAAAGTCTATATTTGTTGTTCAAAACACCAGCGAAAGTTGATCCAGTATCATCAACTGATAGATTTTGTTGAAGTGCGGGGTTGTAATCCAAAACACCTGTCATAGCGAGTGCTGAAGCGGTATCAGATGAACAAAGGATAATGTTTCCTCTTCCTCGTCTGGTTGCCTTTGCAATAGCGTTAGCATCTCGTTCAATGTTAAACATAAGACCCTTGAATTTCTCTACAGACCAACGTCCGTTTGAATCCACATCAAGGTCAAAAGTTCCAGCGGTAGCTGTATCTGTTTGTGCACCAGCGGTAGCAGAGAAGTTAATTTTTCTAATCATTTCTCGGTTAATCTCTGACATGATTTCAGTAGAAAGAATTGAAGACAATTCAGATTCAGCATCAAGGTTATGAATCGCTTTAAGATCCTGCGCCAATTCCAAAGTGTATTCAGCTTTCAACGCTCTTGATTTTGCAGTTACCGAAATCTTTTCGATAGAGAATGCCATTTCAGCGAAATCTTGTTCCCCCGAAAGTCCAAGTGCTTCAGCGGTTGCAGTTGTCATACCCCCACCGGTAGTATAAGTATCGAATGGGTCTGTTCCTGCGTGTGTTCCAGTTCCAGAAGAAAAGTCAGTGTCTGATTCACTGAAAAGAGCTTCAGTTCCACCCTGAGAGGTATACTTACTTCTCATAGCGAATACCAATCCAGTTGGTCCGCTCATCGGTTGTACACCCATGATATCAAAAGCGATTAGATTTGGTGTTGAACGCCTTAACATTGAAATCAAGATAGGATCAAAATTAGCAACCGATGCTCCTGTTGCGTTAGTAATTGATGCCTCATTCAAAAGACCATATCCACCAGTTTTACTTTCTTGAGAATCTTTTTCTTGGTTTTCCAATAGTACAGCGATTGCTTTTCGTTTGTTTGGATCGGTGATACCAGGTAGATCTTCATGATCCAGAACCGGACCCCATTTTTCCAAAAGTTGATTGATATTTTGATTAGTGTTTGGCATTTTCATTTTCTCCTATGAAATTCTATTTTTATTTATAAATCCTTATTATTTTGAGAGTTGGTCTACAACCGCTCTTACGATTGGTTCAGATGTTTCAATTTCTCCATCATCATCATCTTCAACACCTTCGGTATCTACAAGACCAAAGTCCACGTCCTCATCAATCAAATGATATTCCGAATCGTCATCTGAACTGTTTGAATAGACGCTTTCCTTAATAAGTTTCAATCCACTAGTGTATTCTTCGTCACCAGTGTACTTAAGATGTTCCGCTAATTCTTGGAAACTTTCTTTTTCATTTTCTGTCAATCCTTCACAAGCTTCTTGAAAAATAAGTTTTATTCTTAGTGCTTCGTTCTCTTCTTGTAATGTTGATTTTAAATCGACCTCATCACCAGCTAGTTGTTCCAATTCATCCACTTTAGATTGAAGAGTTTCAACCAGATTTTCTTTGTTATCAGGTAATTCGATATAATTTTCTTTAAAAACATTTCTCATTTCCATGATGAAATTTTCAGTGATTTCAGATTTAACACCAGAAACGATAGCAAGTTCGTTTTCTTGAACCCAATCATTAATAGCGTCATTTAACAGTCTGTCTGTCGCTTCTGACAATTTTTCTTTGTATTCAGTAAGCCTGGTTTCCATATCCTCTTTATAATTACTTTCAACGGATTGGCGTAACTTGTCTACCCTTCGAAGCACAGCAGCTTCAAAAATTGTTCGTGCTCTTAGTTTTGTTTCTTCGTCCAGATCATCATCTTCACCCAGAATAGTTTCGACATCTTCATCAAGAGTAGAGTCAATCATGTCAAAATCAAAGTTTCGATTCGTTAATCTAGAAGTGTCCATTGAGAGACTTTCGACAATAAATTTAGATCGCGCTTTCAATTCGTCTTCTGTAAGATCGCTCATGATCTCATAGAATGATTGAACCATACCAAGTTTACTTTCGGGTAATTCTTCGAGAACGCTTTCAATGTAGGCATCCTCCATGTCTTCCTCTATAGTAGAATCTTCGTCAGCATCTACCGATTCATCTTTCGACTCGTCTTCATCTTCGTCGTCTGAATCATCGGGATCATCAGTTTCTTCTTCGCCGTCCGATTCGTCATCTTCTTCTTTCTGGACTTTCTTTTTACCTTCGTCAAGATCCTCTAGTTCTTCGACTAGAATTACTTCATCTTCGTTATTTTCATTAATCTTTTCTGGCATAATTTAAACTCCTAAAATAGTCTCTTTCAATATTTATTTTATAATCGGTTTAGATACCTTTTATAGATTTCTATTTTCTTATCTTTTAGACCATTTTTGTGTGTATTGTGTATTTCTTGTTTATATTCTTCTAATTCCTGTGGTGTAAGTATTCCATTATTCCACACCCATTCAACGCCTTCCATGATACCATTTACAAAAGCATCCGGCGCTGAGGGATCGTGAACAATATCAGATGGTGTAACGATATAATAGTCACCTTGGACATCCTCATTTACTACGGTTCCTAGTCCCCTAGATGAAGCACCCAATCGCACTTCCCCGTTTATAAGTTCCTTTACTTCTCGTCCCAATCTAGTATCAAGTATCTTTGCTTTTCCAACAAAATTATTTCCTTGTCTTTCCAGGGTTAGAAATCTATGTGAAATCCTATCCATATTTATTACTGGATTTTTTGGATGTCCCAATTCTCCCACTGCCCTGTTAGTTTTGACGTACTCTTCGACGTATTGATCTACTTTAGGAACCATCATTTTAAGGGGGTAATTACGTCCGTTTTTGTTCTTTTTGTCCGCTTGCATAAAGATACCTTCTAAAAAGTATTCTTTTTTGCCGTTTTGTGTCGCCTCGGAAAATATCTCTATGTCTAATGTTTCAGTTATGAGTTTCATTTTGTCTCTTTTGCATTTTTATACGTGAAAAAAATGACTTTTGAAAATGTCTCTAAACTTTCATTAAGCATCTTATCCATCTCTTTTCTGTTTGTTTCAGAAAGAGAAGTATAAGTTGAATATATCATCGATGAAGATTCTGGTTGGATTACAAGACTGTTACCATCTTGAAAATTGACAGTAGTTTTCTTACCAGATTTTGCGGATTCTTTCAATGCTTTTTGTACAAGCGTCGTTGGTGTCTCTTCTTTTGGTTTTAGTATTTGTGTATTTTCAACCAATATTTCTGTTTCATTTTCTTGTACTACTTGCTCGACTACAACCTCTTCAACTTTGTTGAAAGTTTTCTTCATGTCCATTAAGGTTTTTGCCGCCATTGTATTAATCCTTGAATAGATTTCGAGCAATTGCCACCTTTCGGTTGTCTATATTTTCTAGTGCTCGTTTTGTTAATAGATTTTTAAGGGAAATTTTAGCGCTTCCAATTTTCCCCGTAGAAATCAAATTTATCAGTTCTTTTGTTTCATCCATTCGGATTACTCCTCTGGTTCTGGATCGGGTTGTTCTAATTCAAAGGAAGTAACCATTTTAATAGTCCTCTTCTCTTCCAATAGAAGTCTGTGCAGTTGTTTAATCTTCATACAAAACGATCTTAATAGTCCCAAATCTTCCGGTTTCAAACCTTCGGGTAGAGAGCATAACTCATCTTTTCCCGGGCAGTATCCTACTAGTAATAGTTCTACTGAAAGATCGTCGAACATATCACTGAGTAATAGTGGTTCTGTTGGCGGTGTATATACGCCATCTGTCACTAAACCATTTTCAACAAATTTTCTATGTAATTGTGAACTAAAGTGGTGTGTAATCATAATTTTATTCCTTTTCGGGTTATTTATATATT